GTGATTACAGTACATTCACCATCATATCCATACTCTTTAAAATCAGCTTTCATTTGATATACTAATGATGTTGTGGGTACTATAATAAGCTTGATGCCATCATAATATTGTGTAAGTAAATATATTATTAATGATTTACCGGATGCAGTAGGTGATAATAATAATGATCTATTAAATCTAATAGCATGCATAAAGGCTTTTATTTGATAATCACGTGGGGTATATTTAAGACTTAATGATTGTATAAATGTATTGGCATCATCATGTGTGAAAGTATTACCGCCCAACATATCATCAAGTTCTATAGAATAGTCTCTTTCTTTAGCGAACGTATATATGTAATACTGCAGTCCTGCATATATTAATTGTGTTGATGGGTTGTATAATCTTATTTTACCATCCCACATTTTATTGCGGACTGATGGTATAAATTGTGCGCCTGGAATTGTAAATGTAAAATATTCACTTAGTTCGTAACCGAGTCCTGGATCAACATCTAACTTAATAAAAACTTCATTATAATAATTTATTTTAATATCTATCATATACCTACTTTAAATTTTTCCCAATCAATTGCTGATTTAATGTTGAATCCTCTATTAACAAGAGACCTAATAACATTCTCCAAGAAGTCAACTTTTTCTTTAGCTAAAGCTGTTTTCATATTATGTTCTATTATTTGATTGTCTGAATCAATATACAGTGCAAGGTCTTGTTTAATTATTTTAAGTGGATTGGGTTCCCACCCAAGTTCGGCTAATTCAGTCTGGTCTATATGACCCTGAAAATAATCCCATTTTTGTTTATATAGTCGTTTATAATCTATCTCTAATTTTCTTAATTTTAATCGTTCATAAGAAAACATTTTATAATATTTAGAATGTAGCTGTGGTATTTTTAATGATTCTTCACCTAATTCGGTTCTGTCTATATTAGAATCATTCGACCAAGCGTCCATTATCTCTTCCATTGTCATAGGAGCTCCATTACGAAATTAAACTTATTAATTTAATATAACATATTATTGGATAGATGTCACGTTATTTTTTTGATTTCGAAGAAATTATATCTAAAAGATGCTGTGGCTTCTACATATGGGATATCTTGAGCTCTATTGTCAAATTGTAGGTCACCTATACTAACAGGATATAATTGGTAGAATATAGCTGCTATATTTGAATTGTTGTGGCTGGTCATAATTGTTAAAGTGCCATCCGCGTATATTCCATCACCTGAGCCAGACTCAGTGTTTTGGATAGCTTTATATTGATCAAAGTTCTCTGGATATCCAACAGCAATAATCCAATTATATAACTCCATATAATTTGTCATATCTTCATCAACCATAAAAGTTATCATCAACTCACCAAATGTTATATGATCACCAGGAATAGGTACGGTAATAAATGGTGTAGCTTGTCCGGCAGTTTCTCCTAGAGATATACTTGGTAGATTAACAGATTGACACATAAATGAGGTATATGGCAATTTTTTAATATCTAATCTATACTTTAAACTCGAAAGAAAATTTTTATTAGTAGGTGATGAAGTTAACACACTCATTATCATAATTCCTTTATATTTTTATACATATATTTATGCATAAAAAAAGGTGGCCGAAGCCACCTCTAATTATTCTGTAATCAGAAATTACATGATGTTTGACACCATAACTCTTCTGTAATATACGTTAGAGTCTTTAGTCAATGCACCATTACCTGCAGATGCACCATCAGCAAAAGGGTTAGCCACAACACCATAACGTGTTTTGAAGCCTATCTTTGGTTGAAATGTGTTTTCTCCAACTGCACGAACCATTTGTAATGGCACGTATGGGCAATAGAATAGACCAGCATCAAATGCACTAGAACCTTTATATCCTAATGTGTAATAGTTACCTGTTGTATACGGATCAATGTATACTCTATATCTACCATTAAGAACTCCAGCAAATGTATTTCCTGTGTCATCTATGTCTAAGTTGTTGCTATTTAAAGCAGGTGTATAATCTAAAACACCAGCCATTTGTAATGCAGAAGCTACATCAGAAGAACAAATTAATACGTTTCCTTTGCCTCTTCTTGTATCTTTAGCAATTTGGTTAGCATCTCTTTCGATATTAAACATTAGTCCTTTGAATTTTTCAACTGACCATCTGCCGTTTGAATCTGTATCAAGATCAAAAGTACCAGCAGTTGTTGTATCTGTCTGAGCACCAGCTTTAGCAGTAATGTTGATAGTTCTAATGATTTCTCTATTAATCTCAGCTAAAATTTCAGTAGAAAGAATATTTGATAATTCTGTCTCTGCATCTAAACCATGGATAGCTTTTAAGTCTTGTGCTAATTCCATTGTATACTCAGCTTTAAGAGCTCTTGAACCGGCTGTTACTGATACCTTCTCAATTGAGAAAGCCATTTCTCCAAATGCGGAGTTACCAGCGCCACCCAATGCTTCAGCTTGTGCTGTAGGCATTGCGTCTGCAAAGTTATATAAACCAGCTTCAGCGTTGTTAGCTGATCCTGGAACTGAACCTACATTCTTGTCACCAAGAGTGTTAGCACCAGCTGATATAGTTGAAAATGCAGTATCTGATTCGTTATAGAAAACTTCAGTACCTGATTGATTAGTCTGTCTTGAACGCATAGCGAAGATTAATCCTGTTGGACCAGTCATTGGCTGAACGCCACAAAGATCATATGCAACTAGGTTTGGCATAGCTCGTCTTACTAAGCTAATTAAAACTGGATCATATGTATCAATACCAGCACCACCAACTCCAGCGTTAGCAGGTGTTTCGTTTAATAGTGATTGTGATGAAAAAGCAGACCCTTCTCTAAGAGCTACTTCAGTGTTCTCAAGTAGTTGAGCTGTAACAGACCTTTTATGGGCATCTTTGATCTCAGGTAGATCGGTATGCTCAATTATTGGCTGCCACTTTTTTGATAGTGTTTCTGTTAACATTTGTCTCTCCCTAAATTAACAGTTAAATTTAACCGAAATTATTTATCTTTTTGCGGTTCTTGTAATGGCTGCGGCATAATGTGACATTGTAGGATCATTCGATACCTTCACTGTCTCTTCTTCCAATTCGATAGGCTCTTCGTCTACTGACTCAGTGACCAATTGCTTTTCACCAAAATAATTTTCTTTAATAATAGACACCTTTTTTGCAAAAGATTTTACGTCATCAGCTTCAATTCCTTCAGCTAATGATTGTAACTTTTCTTTTTGTGTGTCAACTAAACCTTCAGCTGCTTCTAAAACGATATCCTTTTTCTGATATGATTCAACAGTCTGTTGTAATGAAATTTTATCTTCAATTTCTTTATTTAGTTTAGATTCAGTTTCTTCTAAAGCAGTTGCTAATTCTGCAGCTATATCCAATTTCTCATCAGAAACCTCTATATGGTTTTCAATGAAAAGTTTCTTTAAACCAGACATTAGACTTTCGGCTATTTCTACTTTAAAGTTTGATTCAATTGCAACTTCGTTTTGATTAACCCATTCTTCAGTAACATAGTTAAGATAATGATCTACTCTTGTAGCAGTATCTTCTTCTATTTCATTTTTAATATCATCAATCTTAGATTCAAACTCTTCTTCTACTCTAGATGTTTCTGTGATTACTTTGGCATTAACAGCAGCTGAGAATATTGTCTCTGCTTTTTCTCTGAAATCTTCAGATAACTCTGTGCCAAAAATATCATCAAGATCTTCTTTGTAAGATACTGATTTTGCATCACCTTTAGTTTTAATAGAAGCTGTATTCTTCCCCACCATAGCATCGTATGCTGCTTTAAGAGTGGTTTTATTCATCCCACTTGCTTTAGACATCATTGCTGCTAACATTTGTGATTTTGATTGTCCGGGTGTCTTATCATCTATTTTAGGCGTAGATTTATCACCAGCAGACTTATCAGCTTTTCTTGAATTGTTTTTTGTTGTAGTAGGATCAGGCACTTCTGAAGGCTCACCAGTGGCCTTGAATTCATCGAGCTGCTCGTCTTCTACTATTTGCTCTTTTTCCTTAGACATTTAAAGACTCCCTTTATAAAGTAAATATCTTCTATTATTTATACATTTATGAAATTAGCGATTTCAGAAACTTATCAAACAGTTTGAGCGATTGCTCGTTGAGCTCTTTTACAGAACGATTACCTGTCTCCAGAATTTCTTCAACTACTTGTTGTGATTTCCAACTTCCATCTATATTGATCCACTCAACTCCTTCCATAATACCCTTTACAAAGGCATCTGGAGCTGATGGGTCAGCAACGATATCCGCTGCTGTAGCAAGATGAAAATCACCTTGTACTTGCATGGTTCCATTTTTTTCTTTTAATGAACCCATTCCTCTTGAGGAGACTGCTAATTCACAATCTTCTTTCATTAGGTTTTTAACAATTGTACCGTATGGAGTTTCCATTATTTTAGCTTTTCCAACAATGTTTGGTCCATCAGGTTTTAGAGAGATTATTTTATGCGAAACTCTTTCTAGATTGATGGTTGGTCCACTAGGGTGACCCAATTCACCAAAGGCTCTGTTCTTTAATACCATCTCTTTATTGTATCTAGCAGTTTCATTTGCTAGTACTTCTGATGGGTACATTCTACCATTGCGATTTTTAATATCACCCTGCATAAAGATACCTTCGATAAAAAAGCTTTTTTCGCCTTTATCATTTTCTTCTTGAAGAACTTTTACATCTTCAACGCGCTCAGTAAAAAGTTTCATCATACTCTCCTATTGTATAACACTAGCAACAAAGTCTAACATTTTATCAAATGATTCTTCGCTTTCTTCTAATTGGCTGATGAATATTTCTTTATTATCATCTGTCAATTCTTCTGCTACTGCTATTAATTTAGCTGCTGTTTCTGAATCTACTTCAATTTTATCACCATCTTTAAATATTAACTCTAAAGCAGAATCTGATTCAGCAATTTGTTTTAATGACTCAATTATATTATCTGCTTCTGAATCATTATCTTCATATATTTTAGCATCATCGCCTTCTTTATAGCTGGCGAGGTTAGAATTATCTTTCTTAAGATTTCTACCATTCATAATGTCCCATATACTTTGACCATCTTTAAATGGTAGGTCTGTTGCTCCAACAATATGTTTGTCAGTAAATTGTATATCCGCAGGACTCTCTGGTTGAGATACCTCTTGGATTATATCTTTTAATAGTTTAGCCATCAGTCTTTTCCTCCGACTCTTGGTCTTCTGTTGCTGGCTGTTGTTCTACATCATCTTCAATTGAATCATCTTCATTAGTATCTTCTTCCGGTGTATCTTCAATTTCTTCGTCATCATCTTCTACACCCAAATCTTCTAAATCATCTGTCTCTTCTGTATCATCTGAGTTCGCAAAGTTATTAACAAACTCTGCTCTCTTACCCACTATAGTATCTCTAACACGATCTAACATAGCATTATTAAAATCATCTATTACTCCGACAGGTTTTGCGTTAACCGCATTCTGCACTAACTTAAGAGCTTTTTCTGTATATTCAGCCATAATTAATTTCTCCAAATTATTTATCTAATTCGATTGTGGTAAATTATTTTCATCGTCATTTTCGTTAGGATCTGCTTTAATTTCTTTTGCAATAGTTTCTATCTCTTCACTATTGAAATTAAGAACATGTTTTTTAACGTATGCTTCTGAGAAATACTTACCAACATATTGATCAATATCATTAAGAGTTTGTAATCGTTCCCTTAATATTTCTGTCTTTTTTAATTCAGAAAAATGGTTATCAGAAACATAATCATATTTAATCTTATCCTTCATCAATTTCCATTCTTCTATAGTCATTATACCTTTTAGTGAGACTTGTTTTTGCATTATATTATCAAAAACTTCTGTAAATTTTAAACGCAATCTACTTACAAATTTATTAAATTTTAATTCATCTCTTGAAATTTCTGATGCTCTACCCAGACTAAATCCAGCTTCTGGTTCTAATCTTGATACAGGAACACTTAATGATTTATATAACTTCTTCTGAAAGTATAATATATCATCCATTTCTCCAAGGTTTGTTCCTCCAGGCAATGTTGTTATTTCAGTACCTCTACCGCCTTCTCTTCTAGGCAACCAAAAGTCTTCCAACATTGTCATAAATTTACGATCATCACGCACTTCACCAGTACCTGCATCATAAACTAATCTATTTTTGTGTTTAGTCATCATATCTCTAAGATATTGCTCTGCTTTCATTTTAGGCAGATTACCAACATCTATATAAAATATTCTTCTCTCTGGTGCTCTTGATATTCTATATATCACAGCAGCGTCTTCTAAAACCTGAAGTTGATTTAGTGGTTTTATTGCTTTATGTAAATGCCCAATAACTAATTTGTTATTCTCATCCATAATACCTGATGTTACATGGCATATAGAATCTTTAGCAATTTTCATACCACCTTTATCAGTAGACATACCAGGTTGCATATCAACCATTGTCTTTTTATTATTAAATCCTTTATCGTTAAATATAAAATATTCATTCTTTATTTGAGATAATACTACATTTTTATCTGCAGATTTTCTTTGAATTTCTTTTACTTTTCTTATTTTACGTGGATCTACATATCTTAATTCTTGAACACCCGCTTTGGTGTCTTTTTCATCAATGATAATATGAAAGTATATTCTACCATCTATATACCATCTTCTAAATAAATCATATGCTTTAGTTTCCATTTTCAGTAACCGCATCACATGATCAAATTCATCTCTTACTTTCTTTTTAATACCTGATGAAAAGTTAGTAAGGTCTAAATTAATATCAACAATTTTTTCATTAGTTGCATATACAATTGATTCATTGACAATGTCATCAACTGCAATTTCTACATCTGGATTCATAGACATTTTTCTGTATCTAGAAACCAATTCCGCTTCATTCTTTGCTGCACCTTCTAAATCAACATATTGTCCGTAAGCACCACCAGCGGCAATGGACATAGCGCCATCATCTTCTTCAGGTGAAACAAAGGATTTAAGTTGTTGTTGAGGTTGTTGTTCTTCTTTGCGTTTTATTTCAAAACCAAATAGTTCAGCCATAATATCTCCTAAGTAGTTTAGAAGGGGGTTTTAAACCCCTTCTTACTATTTATCTTATACACCACCGGCGTTACCAGTAGGTCCAGATACTGTCCAATAATCATATTGAAACTCGATCTGAAATTCTTCAATTGCGTCAACAGTTTCCCAACTAACTTCAATTTCATTAATTAAAGTTGGAAACAATCCATTAAATTCATATGTTCTAATAGGATTACCCGTTTTAGAAAACTGTACGACTTGTGCTTGTGCTTTATATAATCCTGGGGCAGAACCACCAGTATTTCTTAAATTTCCTTCTAAAGAGTTAATAGAATTAACCCATTGTTCCATGGCGTTACGGATTAGGAAATCTTCGTCGTTTATTGCAGTAACAGTCCATGGATTAAATGTTCTATCACCAGCTAGTCTAACTTTTCTTCCAAAGTATGGAACTTCAATTATGCCTAATGTTGATGCTGGTAATTGAGCAGTTTTAACCAAGAATGGTACTTTAAGATCTGCAGTAGCATTGGCAGGGTTCTGAATAGTCACTTGGAATAGTGATTGTCTAGCTCCACCAAGGGCTAGTTGAGATCTTATTTCGTTTATATTAAATGCCATTTCTCTCTCCTATCCTTTAGAACTTGCCAATGATTTCGGAGAACTCAACACCCGTTCTAACTGCGACAAAGTTAAGTTGAATAAAGTTGATAGATTTTGCTGGCTTAATATATATATCAGCAAGAAATTCATTTCTATCAATAACTTCACCAGTATTGTTTGTACCGTCACAAACTACTGAGAAATCGTATATTCCCCTTCTTCCTTGTACATCTCTTAGGAATGGTTCAACTAAATTTTTAAATTGTGCTCTTGTGAATTCATCATTCAATTCAAATAATGAAAACTTAGCAGCTGTAGCTATCGCCTTTTCAAGAACAATGAATAGTCTTCTTACATTAATTCTATCAAATGCGCTAGGCTTACCTAATAATGTTTTATCACCAAACAAGATTGTTCCTTGTCCTGGAAAGTTCACTATTGGGTTTATATCTGCTTTATAAAGAACATCTCTATCGGCTTGTCTAGGATTGTAAGGTAATTTAACAATATTTTTAATAATGCCTCTATTGTATCCTGCAGGTGAGAACCAAGGATCTCTTAGATCATCTGTTCTTACTGCTAACCCAGCTACGTCACCATTAAATGGTACGTATCTATATACGTCATTATACTTATCATATTGATATTTGTATCCAGAATCCATCACTGCATACGAAGAAGCTGTTAATGAATTTCTAAATGCTACAGTATCAGTTGCTTCATCTCCAGCATTGTTAATTACATCAGCTCTATCTGGTGAGATAAATGCAACACAATCTTTTCTTGATTCACAAATATTGTCTATGATATAGTTAGCTAATCCAGCATTATTAGTACCGTTAGTAGCTTTACCTTGTAATATCATTGATACATCAACATCAGCACCGTCTTTATATAAATCATATCCAACAGCTAAGTCTGATAGTGTTATAGATGACTCACTTATTGAATCAACTCCACCTTGTAAGCTAGTTGTTAGTGGTGTTGTTGTTCCTAGAGCAACCATATTAATTGCTGTATTAACATATACTGAACCACCTCTATGATTAACAGCATATATCCATGCAGATCTGTTGTTAATTGCTGTGTTGTAGTAGATATAAGAGCCGTCAGGCGACTTTGCATCAGTAGCTCTTGATAATCCCTCAAAAACTTCTATTACTTGTCCTGTTGTACCAGTTATAGCGCCATCTTCGTCGACTACGACTACATGGATCTCATCATTAGAACCACTTTTATTAGTAGTCCAATCTGATGTACCTGGTGCACCATTTACATTATTATAATATTCCCAATTCCTCACTACGTTGCCAGTAAAGTCTGTACTTAGCGTAAATTTGGATGTGAATGTTATAACTGATGTATTGACTGCCAATACTTTCATATCTTGGATACCGATTGTGCTATTACCTACAGGAATGATATCACCTATATTTACTACAGTTGATTCATCGTCTGTTGTATTTGCTGTTGTATTACCAACACCAATGACAATTGTATTTGCTAACGCAGATGAAAATGCTGCGGCAGTATCACATATAGATACTTTAATACTATTACCTAGCGTTCCTGGATATTTCGCAGCGACTGTTAAAGCTGACTCTGCGAACGTTCCGTTTTCAAATGCGTCTTCGTTTTTTATGGCTACTGCTGTTGCACCAGCGGCGGCTGCGTTTCTTGCGTTCGTGTCAACAACTCTTGTTACATATAGTGCGTTACCATATGCTAAAAAGTTGGCTGCTGTAAAAAATGTTTCGAAGGTGTTATTATTAGGCTTACCGAATCTTGCAACTAATGCTGCTTCAGAATCGATAAGTACTCTCTCCTCTACTGTCCCCCAGTTAAAAACGCCTGCAATAGCGCCTTCAGTCGTTGAGACTGCTGGGACAACTGTAGTAAGATCGATCTCACTAACTTTTACACCTGGGCTAACTTGGAATCCCATCTTCATGTCTCCTTTTAGTGTATAATCAAAAGAATTCTATACTTATTTATCATATTGAGTAATTAGAAAATTAGAAAACCCTGTCACCAGTTTCCCAATCAATAACCTCAATTCCACCTGATTCATTATGATAATCGTGGCCATCTGCTATTATTCCAAATGGTGATACATCTTCTTCAATATATCTTAAATTTTGTTGTTCAATATTTCTTCTTATATCTATGTTAGTTAGTTCTTTAAAGTATTCTTGATTAGCTAACCAACCAAATAATACCATACACATCATTAAATCATCATGATAACCTTCTTCGGATTCCCATGATTCACCCTTTGAAATAAATCTTGTCATTTCCTCTAACAATGGATAATCAACAAATATTAATTTATTTCCTTCGATTAATGTCTTTAATTGTAAACACCCAACCCTTTTAACTTGTTTAGTTGTTCTTACACCCAAATATTGTTGTCCAATACCACCAAAACCAGAACTTAATACCTGCCCCGCTCTACCTCTTGCTGCAGACATTAATATATTGGGTGCTTCAAGATCAGATTGTAAAACAGTTGCTACAGCCATCCCTATATCATTTGATTCAATCAACACATAAGCATCATTATACATTTTTTGATATTCAAATATTATATTGGGGTATACCATTGGTGCTATTTCATTATTTTGGTAACACGCAACTACTCTATATGGGATCTCCGAAACATCTAATATTATAAAAGCAGAATAGTCACCCATCGTACCTCTTGCAGTATCAACCACTATAGTATATATGTGCTTTTCAATTGCCTTTTCATATATTCTTATATGCTCATTTTGATGAATAGGATTCTTGTATACGAGTTGCCTAAGCTTAGATGGACTTATTAATGTATTGCTAGAACCAATAAATTCACACTCAAATTCAATACGGAATTGTTCTTCTGATGTATTCCTTATTGTTTCTTCTTTCCATTTTTCATCTCTACCAGGGACATCAGACCAATGCACATCAATTCTTTTATAACTGTTTCTATTCTCTTCGGAATTCACCCACAATTTATAGAATAAATTTAAACCATTAGGGGTTGATGTAACAAGCACTTTAGAACTTTGACCTGATGATATTGTAGGATATACTGATGAAAAAAATTCTTCTTGGATATGGGCTGGCACAAATGCAAATTCATCTAGATATATTAAGTTATATGATCCACCACGAACAGAACTGGCTGATGTGGATGCAGCGAATATTTTTGATCCATTTTCTAATTCTATATTACCCTTATTCCATTCTACTATACCTAATTGTAACCATCTTGGCAAGTGTTCAAATGCTAATTGTATCCTAGACAATATGTCTCTTGATTGTGCTGATTTATGTGCTAATATTGCTATATTGAAATTCTCGTGAAACATTGCATACCACAATATTGTTGCACCAACGGTTGTTGTTTTGCCCGATTGTCTTGGCATCTTGCATATGACAAATCTTTCACTATTGATAAGTTTAACTATTTCTTCTTGAAAATCATATAGTTCAAAACTAACAAGGCCGTCATCAATGTTTACAATTTTAATATATTTTTTGATAAAATAAACTGGGTCTTTAGAACACTTAATAAATTCTTGAATTTGTTCTTCTGTAAATTCTACGGGAACATTAGCCTTTTTTAAATTAGGGTTTCCTAAATAATTTTCTCTATCAATCATCAGATACTGTCTTTTTTATAAGCTTTTGTAAATCACTAGTACTACCAACAAACAAATTGTTGTTTATTGTCTTAGGGCCCGTTGCCCCATCTAAATCTTTTTTACGTTTTTGTAATTCTAATAAATCTTTATTTGCGTCTGATAATGCTCTAACTAAAACTGCAGCTACTTCATATGTTCTCGGGTGTTGACTTTGTTGAGCCAATTCAACTATACCATTCAATGCTTCTTGACCTCGTTCAATAATACTATATAGATTTTCTCTTGCGTATTGAAAATCATTATCCGATGAATTGGTGGATTGTTTTAATTTGGAACTCGCGCTATATAATTCGGTTTTAACTTCATTGATATCATCAATATTTAAAGCATCGCTTATTGATTTAGTCATTATCTATATCCGTTCTCGTCACTATTATACCAGAATTTGCTTCAACATCTATTAATGATCTGGCTACTGTTATTGCCGCATTTGTTGTTGGGTTGTTATTTGCATCCATTCCTGGTGTTATTACAATACGATCACCGTCAATCGGGTTGTTATTTGATGTATTAAATGCACTCGTAGTATTTATGTCTTCGAATATATTGGTATTAGCGAGAGTGATTATATTAGTATTAGATGTTAATGGACCAAATAAATAACCCTTAACACTAAAATCTAATTTATGCACTAATGCTCTTCTGGTTTCAAAATCACCTTCATAACTATCTTCTGTTGTAAATTGGGTTAATATAATAGGTATGTCAAATGGGTAATCAAGATCATCCATCAATTTCATTGATACTGTATATTCTGGTGTAAAGAATGGTATTATTTGTTCTATTATTCTTAATCCATCTTCTTCATTTTTTACCATAATACTCAATTCAAAACTTATATCAAATGGTGTTGGTGTATATACTGATTTTATTTTATTTACCACTCCTGGTGTAGCTTTTGCAAATTTGCGTGTAGGATTCAAACGCCTTGAAGCATCATATTGGAATCCCGTCATTTGGAATGACATTCTAGGTAATTGTATTGCAACTTTTCGTTGAAGTGATGGGTCTTCTTGTAATCTAACTAAATATTTTTGTGATGGTCCATAATTAACAGGAACTCTTATTGTTTGTTTAACTATACCATTTTGTTCTCTGTCTATTTCAATATCGTTGAATAATGTCCCAAACATTACTATATATTTGCGTATAATACCATTATAAAATTTTTGACCTAACATTATTTAATCTCCCCGAATGGGTTTGATTCACTAAAATCTATTATTGATGATCCACCAAGTTCAAATTCAGCTGATCTATCTGTTTTATCAACATCTCTTATAGAAAATCCATCATTAATAATTTCTGAACCTGCTTCAGTTATCAATCCTATACCAGATTCTGTTGATAATGATATCTTTTCTAATGCGTATGGGATAGATAGTGTTTCTTCAATACTATCTATACTACTAACACCTGTATTGAGTTGTTCATTACTATACTCAAATAATTCACAAACAATATCATATGTTTGCAACGACCCCATTTGATAAAAAATAGATTCATGTTCCACATACTTAACTTCGTATAATTTTTGATTCATATTAAAATGTATTAAATCACCTTCGTGTGGTAAAGTTTGAAATGTTGTTTGTGATATATCTTGTTCAAATCTTCTTTTTGCGACAGTAAATGTTATTCTGTCTCTATATTCTAAACCAAACCTACTTACAAAATCCCCCTCACCTTCAAAACCTTCTACGTTTTTAATATATGCTTCAATTAAATAACTATCTTCAAATTTTGTTAATGTGTCTTCGTTAAAGACTTCATCTAGATCCACAGTTTCTCTCGGCAGATAATATACTTCATGGCCATACATTTTAATTGATTCAATAATTAAATCTTCAATTAATGTTTGTTCTGATTGTGCACCAAAATTATTAAAAAATACATTAGTGGGCATATGATTATCCAACCATATCGGTTACTGGTAAACTATAAGCAGACATCATTTCTTCCTCAAGTCTTCTAATCTCTTCATTAGCATCAGCTAATATTTGAGCACCATTAAATGTTACACCTCCAGGTAATTGTAATCCTTCAAATTTTGTTAGATTCGACCCCCATTGATATTTGATCTTTGCAGTAGTATAATTTTGTAGCCACCTATCTTTCCAAATATCAGCATACACTGTTCCATCAACAACTTGATAAGCTTCTGCTATTATAATATTACCAACATTAACTTTATCCCAATCCATATCAATATGCAATTTGTTCATATGTCTATTATATCTTAAAGGCTGTTTACCCACTAAAATTTCTTCCATGAATTGTATATTTTGCATATTCATATAATAACTAGTGAGCATATAATCATGTTTACTTAAATCATATAAATCATTTAATGCAATTTGATACCTAATATTAAATAAATTGTTTGTTGACAGCCCATCACCAATATCAAATATATTAACCACGCCTATAATATTCTCAGGCACAGTTAAATACTTATTAGATTTATCAAGAGCAGTAACAGTAAATTTAGCAAATTCTTTTGAAGTTCCATCAAAGTGATAATCAGCATAGTATGATAATGATTCGTCAATTCTATCATCTACTTGATCATCATCTACAT